ATCTTTAATAATTTCTCTGAAGTATATATATCTCCTGATTTTTTCTTCTCGAAAATCTCTAGATCATCAAATTGATGATTAAATATACATGCGTGATAATGGGGTCGGCCTAGCCTTGATTCTAATTGTGGTTTACCGATATCTTCATCGAGCTCGCCATACTCGCCGCAATGATAGAATCGTATTTTTTTTGGTTTTAGTTCATATCGCAATGCTTTCATGAACTTAGTGAAATGTTTTTTAACGAGCGTTTCCCTCTCTGGTAGGTTTTCGTCGTTATATGTTAATGTGATGACGCAGTTCTGCTCCCACATTTGGGCTTCGTGCATTATACGCACGGCCCATTGTCTTGAATAATCTAGTCTGCAGCCGATACAACGCCCGCATTTTATCCAGACTGATTTTAGTGCTACGTCACTGGGTGGTGACTCCCCAAATATTAGCTCGCCCCCGCTTACAGCTTGATGGGCTTTTATTGGGTGATAACAGGCTATTTTATATCCTGTATCCGCCGCGCATTATCCGGCCTTTAGCCAGATTTTTTCTATGAGTGCGCGATGCTGTTCTGGTGAACAGCTTTTTTGATTTCCTTTTGGTAATCTTTCTTCGGAAAGCCATTGGTTTACCTCAGTTTTTTGTTTAGGTGCCTAATTTTAGTCACCTAGTACATATACGTCAAGTAGAGATATGTACTTTTTCTCCCCAGATTCCTCTGGGTTTCATTTTTTGCATGCTCTTTTTTTGATAGTAGATTGTAGGTTTTCTGAGCATATATTTTAGATGCATTAAGCTAAAGCTAATCTGCATCTTTTTTAACCTCTGGTTGTTTTTCGACCTCGGCTTCTTTTATTATCGCTTCGCTTTTTTCTGCAGGGATAATTGGTTCAATAGTTTCGTTAATCGTTTTATTGAGTAATCCTAATTCCTGCATTTCTTCTGTATTTTTTTCGTCTTGAACAAAGTCCAAGAACTTAGCCGGGTCGTTTTCGAACTTCGTTCTTATTGATGAGGGCAGTTCTGCGAACATTTTTTGCCCTCTTGCGATTATTTCCATACTCGCTGTGAAGTCATCGCTGGTGGCATAGCCATAGCTCGCTTCGTGTTTATTTACGTGGTCTAAAGCCCCCGTTTTTTGATACTTTTTAAGTATGTTATTTATATCGCATTCTTTTGTAAAAGATTGCTTTGTCATTGATACGCCAGTGTCGATTATATCGCCTAATCTGGCTTTTGTTCCGTATGCTGAACGCACTACGAATATTTGTTTTTTCATTTAATTTACCTATATTTTGGTTTTACGTAAATTCTTGGTGGAACTTTCTTCTTAACGTTCCCTTTCGCTTTCGCTTTACTAATTATTTTCTGCATTTCTGGTGTTGTCTCTCCGATCCCCTTGTTTAGGTCTCGAATATTACCCAACACTCCTTTAGCAGACGATAGGTCTCCTAATCCGATACCTTTTCCTGTATCTAGTATACCTCTCGCTATTGCTGCTTGTATTGCGCTCAGGTCTCCTTTGAATCCCTCGCTCCTTGTCTGGGCTCCTAATAGAGCCGTTTGCGCTTTTACCAGCGCTGTTGCGGAGAAGTTCGGCAACGCCGCCATTGCTCCGCCAGGGGTCGCTGCCCCCTTTCCCCCCATACCCGAAATTATCGGGTTTAATCCTGCAGCCCTTAAGTCTGCTACCTCGCGCACATGGGCCGTCGATGACATGCGTTCTTGGAACGCTCTCGACTTTCTAGCCTCACGTTTTGCGAATAGTCCGCCGACCACCGGTCCTGCTATTTCTGAGAATAATCCCATTAGAAATGATCTATCAGCCCAGGTACTCCATAGAGCGGCATTGGCCGTGCGCATCTTAATTTGAAATACACATCCACTATGAAATGTGGCTCCGATGGCACCGCTATTATGCGGTCTATTGGTGGTGTATCCTGTATAAACAGATCTGATAGTGTTGGTTGTGATAGGAAATTCTGAGAAAGATGCCAAGCATCCAATGTTTCTGGATCGTTCGATCTTAATTTTCCCGTTATCTGTGATGGCCGATATCGATATTCCGCATACCTTTCTTGGAATCCCCAAGTCGCTTCATCGCTTATCGGATCCGCATCGCCCTGGGCGAATATTTCCTTATTTTTTACTGCTTGCTCACCAATGTGAGATAGCGCAGGCCAGTAGAAGTCGAATCTCGTTAGACGACTCCACATTCTATTTAGGCCTTGCTGATAGGTCAGATCCGCTCTCACGGACATGAACCCTATTATTGTGCAATGCTCTGTAAATGATTTTGTAAATCCATGATTTGTGAATTGCCCGACGCCTACACCCGCTAAGTTTCCTTGCGGCGTGTCTGCAGTTTGCACGTCAGTAGCGGTAAATCCTGTCTGAGCGATCGGTGTTATATTTATTGGCGTAGACCCCCCTCCTAGGTATTCGGGGCGCGTAGCGCGCAAGTCAGGGCTCGATACGCCGAAGTGTGCTTTTGTTATTTCTATTAACCTTGTTCCGCCTCTGGCGTCTCGCTCCAGGAGCCTCTGCACCTGAAATGATTGTCTTAGCTCGTTTATTGTTGCCGCAGTCGCTGCGCTTAAATCTGCGCGTATGTTTGGAAAGCCCGGATTATTCGGGTCTTCCTCGTATTTCATCGGTACTGTTAATCCCGATTGTCCTGAAGCGTATATTGTCGATGACACTCCATCTGTTTCGAATGATGCTACTGAAGCCAGATAAGCCTGGGTATTTACTCCCAGGCCTATTATCGGCGCCGTGTCTCCTAACGGTAATAACACTGCCTCGCCTTTTTGTGGGAATGGTAGTGAGCTTGTGAAATAATCGAACCGCTTATTTCTTCTTGTTAATTTATATGTTGACTCCGGGTCGGGCCCATCTCCTAGTGGTACTGGTAATGAATCCTGTAAATTTTGATCCCTGTACCATTCATTAAACGTCAGGTTTATCGCCCTCAAGGGCAACGCTGAATGGGTTAGTCCTGGTATTAACGTTGGTATTCCAAGATAATCGTATATTGACTGGTTTAAATATCCACCCGCCGGTGAGACTATTTGCGGAATTGTAAAGTCCGTCGAGTCTATTGGGTTGACTTGTTCACCCATGAATTTTGGCCAGTTATCCCATAGTAGCCTATTTGCCACCGCAAAGAATTGCGTTTCAATGAACATATTGTCCATTGTTGGGAATATCGGAGTCGACAGCCTTGCAAGAGCGGCTGTATTTAACGTAAATGTATCTCCTGGCAGAGCTTCATCGCAGAAAAACGGTACTAAGAATCCCCCGTTTATCGTGCCTTTCCAACCGCTTGAGCGGTCGAATGAAGACCTTTGTATCTCTGCTTTTGGCACCTCAGAAAACTGATGTGCCATTACTGATTTTCTTGATGTAGCCCTTTGATTTTGCATTATTTAACCTCTGTTAGATCGCCTATTGGCGGGTCGGTATATATCTGCTGTTTTTCTTCCGGCTTTTTTAATTCTACCCCATTGCTTAAAGCTATTGGGTAATTTGTTATGAATTTCGCCTTTTCATCGGACCATGATCCTATCTGAAATAATGTATAATCCTCTGGATGCTTTCCGAACTGATGACCCGGATCATTTACACAGTCTGCAAATACTCTGACGGCCATGCCATCTTCGTGCAGAAAGAATGGCACCAGATACGCCTTGGCTTTACTATCGTAAATTGTGAAGATTCTATGATTCATTTAATTTTCCTATTTTGATATTGATTACAATTTTTTAAAAATTCTACGTATTTATTACTTTTCCCCATCGCATACTTTCTCCTTTGCTCTTGGTTCATCCTCTTTTTTGATTTTTGACCTGTTCTTTTTTGCATATTTCTCTCACCTTTAATCTTTTTAACGTGTTATCTTTTATTTGCATTAACGCAAATTCGCTTCGCTTCGCTTTTATTTTTTCGTATAGCGATGGGTTCTCCTTTTCAAGCTGAGTATCGTAGTATTTCGGCGTGGGAACATGATGGTAAGTATTGCTTGATAGAACGATGACATCATCAGACGGGAATACGTCGTTTTTGAATTGTTCATACCAGGTATGTCCAAGTCCTTTACGGTTGGACATCGTTGAGTACTCCTGTTGAACTGAGTGAATTTCTCCGGTAACCGGACATATTTTTTTGTAATGTTCATCTTTTTTATCTCCATTTATTTTCTTTGTTACATATCTGGCTACATAGCCAGCGGACTTAAGAGTTAAGTCCATTGTTGTTACGAATCCTTTTCCCCATATCTTTAATAATTTCTCTGAAGTATATATATCTCCTGATTTTTTCTTCTCGAAAATCTCTAGATCATCAAATTGATGATTAAATATACATGCGTGATAATGGGGTCGGCCTAGCCTTGATTCTAATTGTGGTTTACCGATATCT